TAATATAGAGGTTCCAATAAAATGACATATGATATTAAAAATTTAAATGTAGCATCACTTGATTTTGATGATATACGAACTAATTTGGCATCATTTTTAAACGCACAACCAGATTTAGCCGATATCGATTTTGCATCTTCTGGTAGTGCAGCAAGCATGTTGTTAAATATTTTGGCAACTGCCACTACATACAATGGAATATATGCACAGATGGCATATACCAATTCTTGGCCATCATCTTCGAACATGGTTCAACCACTATTAGGATGTGCATCATTATCATCAATTCTTATTCCTTATATAAAATCGGCATCGTGTTCAATGACAATGAATATTAGTGTTGGCGGAACAGGTGGAACAGGCGGTATAGATGCGTATACAGCGTTTAATGCTACAGGGATTGATGGTTCTGCTTTGTTTTTTTACAATATAGATGATATACCGTATGGTAATGGAAATTTAGTAAATTTATATTCAGGATCACAAGTAGCCACATTTACAAATTATGATTATGCCACACAATCTATAGAAATTCCTTCTACTATTGATCCAGACACGGTTTCATTTTATGTTACAAATAATGCTACACAAGCTCCTGTAAAATGGACAAGAGTTTCAAAAGGAAACAATACATCATCTGGAAATCAAAATATATTTTGTGTTATACATTCTGCAAATGGGTACCGTGTAACAAATGCATTACCAAACGCATCCGAGATAACTACGTCATACAGAGTTTCTGTAAAGGGAATATATTCTAACGGTTCTATAGGAAATGAAGCAACAATAACATTACCTTCAGTAGTTACTCAAACATATTCGACTGTTCCTAGCGGAGGGTATGACGCACTGACATTAAATATGGCAAAGGCAAAATATAATTTTAATGCTAATGGTCAACAAAGGTGTGTTACTTTGCAGGACTACAAAAATGCCATTGTATCATCTGGAATTTCTGGTACAGAAAATTTAGCTAATGTAACTGTAAAAAATTCTTCCACTCCTTCCACGGTAAATGTATATGTTTCTGGTTTAAACAGTGATGGACAATCCACACTACTATCATATCTTTCAAATCTATCTGTTGCAGGAATATCGGTGGTTTATTCACAATGATATTACTTTTTAATCACATTCCAGTTTCTATAGACTACAAAGTAAAAAAACTTGTAGAAAGAGCAATTTCTGAATATGGGTCTGATTTTTATGACATCGAAGGTCAAAGATGGAAGGGTGACCAATTAACAGTACAGGCATTATTTCCGGATTGGATATTAAAAGAAAATAACGACAGTTCAGATGTAGTTATTGTAAATTTGGTAAAAAATTATTTGAGATGGTTGATGAGTGTAGAACATGGATATGGATCAAATCCTGAGTGGTCTACGATCAGAGATCCAAATCAAATGAATGCAATATTTTTGGAAGCACTTGCTGAGTTTTATTTTCCCGGAGCAGATTTTGGTTCATCCCCACTTTCAACAGTTTTGCCAAATATAAGAAAATTTTCAATACTTGCAGATTCACATTATTTTGATAAAAAAGGAACACCTGAAGCAATAAAATATGTTCTTACTTCACTTTTTGATCAAAATTATGATACAACAGAAGTAATATATTCCAATCCGGGTATTATAAGAATTGTTTCTTCTCTAAATTCTTCGTATGAGTCGTTTATAAATGAGCATGTCATTCCAGCAGGAATGATTGTTTTGTATGAATAATTATGATTAATAAAATAATATCTTTTGCAATGGCCATTGCTTCGCGCGGTCTGACAAATAAACATATAGATCTCCCAACAAAACAATTAAGAACATTGTCATGTTTTGGGACAACAGATATACCAGCGTGTCCAAATTTACATCAAAGTAAAAAATCAAAATATTATTATTGCTCTGGTTGTGGGTGCGGAGACAAACAAAATACTTGGTTGTTAAAAGAGCCAAATGAATATTCAAAATTGGATTATCCGGTGCTTAATTGTCCATTGCATATGCCCGGATTTACCAACTATGATCCAAATTATACAAATCCAAAAATAAAAGATAGAAAAGAAAAAATTGAAAATTTTAATCCAGATGGCTTGAAATATATTCAAGTTACCTTGAATTCAAATTCAATAATAGATAAAACAATGGATGATATAAATAAAATTTTAGAAAATTCATAAATAATTTTATCATGCCGATTACATCAAAACAAGATTTTATAGACTTTACATACAGGCAGCTTGGCGCACCTGTTATACAAATCAATATAGATCAGCAGCAGGCTGAAGATAGACTTGAAGAAGCATTGTTGTTTATGCAAGAAAGGCATTTTGATTTTAATCAAAGAGCACTTTATTTGGTTCCAGTTTCTTCTCAAAATATAAGTCAAAAATATTTTGATGTTTCGACATTTGATCATGCATTGGGAGCACAATTAAAAACATATCCAAGCGGTGCTACTGCATATTGGCCAGCTGCAAATGATATTGTTAGTATTACAAAGGTGTATCCAGCAGGAAATGCAGTTGGTGATTATATCTTTGATATCAGGTACCAACTAACTCTTTACGACTTCTTTGGATTGTATTTTAATCAAGCGGGCAGCCAATCACCTTTAGCAACTTACATGGAGTCTTTAAGTTACCTTGAGGGTATAAATGATGTGTTTAATTATCCAGCTGCATTTACATACAGTAAAACAACCAATAGGTTGTGGTTGGATATTGATATGTCTAAGTTATCTGGGACTGGATATCTTTTAGTAGAAGCTTATGTAAAAATTGATCCAGATTTATATCCAAAGGTGTGGGATGATAGAATATTCAGAAAATATTATGCAGCCCTTTTGAAAAAACAATGGGCTCAAAATTTATTAAAATTCTCTGGTGTGCCTCTTCCGGGTGGAGTTTCTTTAAATGCCGGAGCAATAATGTCAGACGCTACAAAGGAATTGGCAGAAGTTGATGCAGAATTAAGAAAAGTATACGAACCACCAATCGATCCAATGATAGGATAATATGGCAATTAATCCTTATATCAATACCACTACACAACAATCAGAACAAAATCTGGTTGAAAGTATTACCATTGAAATAATACAAGCAACAGGTCAAAATTGTTATTATGTTCCAAGAAAATATTTAAACATTGATAAAATATTTGGTGAAGATCCTGGTTCATCTTTTACAAAAGCATATCAACTTGAGATGTATATTTTAAGCGTAAAGGGATTTCAAGGATCTGATATAATAAGTCAATTTGGATTAGAGATTAAAGATAAAGTAGAGTTACTATTTGCCAGAAAAAGATTTCAGCAAGAAGTCTTGAATTACGAACCCTCACTTTTAAGACCCAGAGAAGGTGATTTAATATATTTTCCTCTTTCTAAATCATTGTTTGAAATAAACTTTGTAGAGCATGAAAATCCTTTATACCCATTGGGTAGATTGTATTCTTATGTAATTACTGCAGAGTTGTTCACATATAGCTATGAAAAGATCGATACTACAGTTAAACCAATAAACGATATAATGAAAAATACAAGAGGATTCTCTGGATCTGACATAATACCTCTAAACAACGGAAAAGGCACTACTGCAGGCACAAACGATATATTGCAAACAGAAGCAAGAGGATATACGTTCGATCCAAATAATCCGTTTGCAAATTGCGATTAATAGGAAAAAACAATGTTTCAATACTTTTACAACAAAAATTTAAGAAAACTTGTAGTTGGTTTTGGTACATTGTTTAATAGCATTTATGTTGAACACGCAAACCCAGACAATCCAAACCAGCCATTAAAAATTCGTGTTCCCATATCATATGCACCACAAGAAAAATTTATTCAACGTCTATTGCAACCTTCATCTATAGATGATACAACAAGAATTGAAAAACAACTTCCTGTGATGAGTTACATAATGACCAGTGTTACTCCAGATCCAACTAGAAGAAGAAATAAATTTGCATTTGCACAAACATTAGGAACAACTCCGGGAAATTGTGAAAATACTGGAAATAAAATATATCAAGAAGTTCCGGTAAATGTTGCAATGACATTGTATATCTACACTAGGCATATTGATGATACCTTGCAGATTGTTGAGCAAATAATCCCATATTTCAATCCAGAACACATAATAACACTGGCCATGAACGAAGTGCACAGTTCAGTAAACATACCAATTGTAATGGAATCAAATAGAATTAGTGAAAAATACGATGGTGATTTTGCGTCAAGAAGACTTAATGTGTCCACTATAAATTTTATAGCTAAGTCTTACATATTCGGTGAAGTAGTTCAAACCACAACAATTGAAGATGTAACAATCAACACTGATCTTGATATTAATATAGATTGATAAAATGAATATAAACAAAAATCTTGCAAATTTTTTTAATGTTGAAAATAAAAACACTACAAAGGATTCAAATTCTGCTGGTGGAACATTTGATGTAAATAATTTTCAAAAGGATTATGAAAAGGCCCAGCAAAATATAAAAGATCTTATTGGAAATGGAAATATAGCTTTAGAGAGCGCATTAAAGGTGGCAACAGAGTCAGATTCTCCAAGAGCATTTGAAGTTGTTGCAATTCTTTTAAAAACTATGGCAGATCTAAACAATAACATGTTGGATGTGCATAAAAAAGCAAAAGACACAACATCAAGCAAGGTTGAAGTAAAACAAACAAACAATTCTGTATTTGTTGGATCTACTACAGATCTACAAAATTTATTGAATAAGGAAAGAAGTACGAATAAAATTGTGGATGCAGAGGTTGTAAATAATGAGCCAAAACAACAATAATCAAGGTTATAGAAATAATCCAAAATTAAAACCACCGGGCGTACAGTTACAGTATACAGAAGAGCAGTTAAAAGAATATGTAAAGTGTGCAAATGATCCTGTATATTTTTGCAGCAAATATGTGAAAGTAAAGACACTTGATAAAGGTGTGATGCCTTTTAAATTGTACGATTATCAAGAAAAATTTGTAAAGGCAATTCATGATAATAGATTTACAATTTCAAAATGGCCCAGACAGTCAGGTAAGTCTACATCCGTAATAGGATACATTTGCCACTACGTGACATTCAATCAAAGCGTAAATGTTGCTATTCTGGCAAACAAGCTAAAAACGGCAAAGGATGAATTATTTGCCAAATTGCAATTAGCTTATGAAAACCTTCCACACTTTCTTCAACAGGGCGTGGTAGAATGGAATAAGACGAGCTTTAAGCTGGAAAACGGGTCTAGGGTTGTCTGTGATGCAACGTCGTCCTCAGCCATTCGTGGTGGTTCTTATAACCTTCTACTTCTGGACGAATATGCATTCTTGCCTTCACACATTGCAGAAGAATTTTATTCATCAACATATCCAACAATTTCTGCTGGTATGACAACTAAACTTATTATTGTTTCTACTCCAAATGGAATGAATCACTTTCATAAACTTTGGATAGATGCAAACAGAGCACCGGGCCACAAGTTAAAAAACAAATTCGTTCCCGTTGAAGTTTCTTGGAGAGACGTACCCATTACGCCGGGTGGACCAAAAAGAGATGATGTTTGGGCAGCGGAACAAATTGCAAACACAAGTCCAGAACAGTTTGAACAAGAATATGGATGTAGTTTCCTAGGATCTTCTAATACCTTAATAGCAACATCAAAATTAAATGTATTGGCTCCAGAAGATTTTATATCTGAAGATTCCGAAGGATTTAGAGTGTTTGAAAAGCCAAATAAGGAAAGCATATACTTTTTACAGGCAGATGTATCACGTGGGCAGGGATCTGATTATTCTGCATTTACGGTTGTAGATGGCACAACTGCACCTTATAAGGTAGTTGCTTCTTACAGAAATAATGCAGTAAGTCCATTTAATTTTCCTCAAGTAATAAAAAAGGCAGGGGAATTTTATAATAATGCATATGCTCTTATTGAAACAAATGATATAGGTGGACAGGTATCAAGCATACTTTATAATGACTTAGAATATGAAAATGTCCTCATGACCAAAATTTCTGGAAGAAAGGGACAAATTTTATCACAAGGATTTGCCAACGGTAAAAGTGAGATGGGCTTGCGTACCACCGCACAAACAAAAAAATTAGGATGTGCTATTCTAAAGAGATTGGTAGAAGAAGATAAAATTTTAATAAATGATGAAAGAATTATACAAGAACTTTTAACATTTGTTTCAAAATCGAATACATTTAAAGCAGAGGACGGCCACTATGACGACATGGTGATGACCTTAGTTTTCTTTGCGTGGTTGACTAGGCAGGAATACTATACAGATTTAATTGAAACTGCCAAAATGAATTACGAACCTACAAAAGATGTAGAAGATGACGCAATTTTTATTATTCCCGACAAAGATAACGAAGATGGAGAATTTTCAGATGGGCAGGTTATTTGGTATCCTGCATAAAAAATTCTAAATAAAATAGCAGGCAACCAAGGACAAATATGCCAAATCCATCATTAAGTTCTTTTATAAGTTCAAAACAATATAACACAGAAGTTGTCACTGTAAATCCGTGCATAACAGCTTTTTTAGCTGGTTCAACTTATAATGCACCTTCATTTACAGCAACTTCCGGGACAACAAATGATCCGGGTGGTTTATTTGGATGGTTGATCTACGCCAGATCAAATCCGTCTTTAAGCACAACTCCTCCCGGAACAACAGCCGATACCTATATTGAATATAGCAATCCATCAGATTTGGTTGGAGATTTAAACAAATTGGGTGGTGTTACATACTGTTTAGTATCTAAACCCGGAGAAGGTGGAACATATGGATTTTTTACAAATTCATCTGGAGAGATTACAGCACTTAATCCGGGGATAGATTTTTTACATTCAATCAATTATTTGGCTTACGGCGGAAAATTAGTAATAGCAGGAACTACCACTGGTTTTGAAAATTATGAAAATGCCACTGGAAATTATATTGATGTTTTGATGGGAACTACAGCAAATGCAACACTAGCACAATGGTTGCAATCTAATCCATATACTGTCGGAGTATTTCCATCTGTAGCAGATTCAAATGGACAAGTCGGTGCCGGATACACTATGGCAAACTTTACTTCATTCACCAGTTCAGCAGCAGTTGCAACAGGATCAACCTTTGGAACCAGAGTCTTTAATGTTTATGGTGTTAGAGCTTCATATGACATTACAACCGATTTACTTGTTTCTGGTAGTAAAATAACAGCATATTATATCCCAGCAGTTTCAGATGTTGCTGGATTTTTTACACGGGCAAAAAATACAAATACAATGTTTGTTTCTGTATCAGGACTTTCCAATTCTTTTATGTTAAATGGAACAATAATAAATGGAGTAAACTGGGAAAATACATCTATAAAACAAATTTTGAGTAAAAACAGAGTAAATTACTTTGTAAACTATACAACAAAATTTTTAGGACAAGATCTTGTTGGTGCAACAGCAAATGCATCAACTCCAACCTCTGTTGAAAGAATAGGTCCAAGCGAATTAAATATTCAAATTCAAAAAGTAGTAACAGATTTGGCTTTAAAGTATGTCTTTAAATCAAATGTAAAAACAACACGGGATTCTCTAGTTACAGAAATTATCTCTTATTTAAATTCATTGGCTACATTTATCGATACAACCCAAACACAAGTAGTATGCGATTCCTCAAACAATACAGACAACTCATCCACGCTCACAGTAGCAATTACTGTTAAACCACTAGTTTCGTCTAATTCAATAGTTGTAAATGTTTCTGTTGGCGACACAACAGCATAAGATAAAAAACTATGGCAACAAACGATAATAGTATATACGCAT